GAAAGAAGAGGGAAGAATGGGTCGCGCGGGTTGAACGCGTCAGGCTGGCAACGGCTCTCACGATACGCAACCGCAACCAGTTGCGTTAGGTCTTGCTCTGCCCAACCGACGTGTCGAGCCATGTCAAACACCGTCTGACACGCGTCAGGTTGCGTTATAGGCGTAGTTGTAACCGTTGTTGGCGGTACAGGCGCTGCAGGTTCTAGCCCTTGCCATACGGTGATCGGCGCTGGGCGCGTTTCGGCCGGGGTTGGTGCTGGGGGTTTGTGTAGTACAAAGATTGACGTGACGCTAATAAATAGCGATACGGCAAGTTTGGTGATGAGTGTCATAAGTGACCTACTTTCTCGGTAGGTCTATAACCCTAGACGGGTTTTGGTGGCGATGTGGGGAATACCCCAAAAACCGTTATCCAGCGCTGTTTTGCGATCATTGCGTCATTGGCTACGTGCGGGTCAATCTCAATGTGATACCAGTCGCCCTGCTCGACTGACGGTAATGGTTGCCATGTACCGCGATCGCATTTCCACGACCGTTGCAACGCATAGTCAATCACAAGCTGTATGCCCAAGTGATCGGCGTTTTCTAAACATTTGACAATAAACGCTAGTGACGCTTTGCGGCCGTCTTGTTTGCCTAACTTTTTTTGGTTTAACCAACGGTAAGACAAATCCATTGCCAGCCCTCGAGCGTGGTTGCTGATCGTGCCGGGTCGGTTGCGTATGTCGCGGTTAACAAATGTGCCGTTATTCCACAAACTACCGTTGCTATGTTGGCAACAAAGTTTTGCCCACTCGGTTGTGCCAGCCAACGCTGCTTTAACGACTGGCTGTTGCGTGATTGTGTACGGTCTATTCGGCATCGTTTTTTGCTTTGTTTTTTATGCCGTTTGACGCAACAATGCCAGCCAACGTGCCTGACAAAAACGTGACGATTGTTGCCATTAGCGATATAAATTCTTTGTCGTTTGGTGCTTGTTCCATAGGTTGCGATATGAATAACAGGCCGTACACAAAACCAATTACAACTACGGCAAATACAATTGCCAGCAATACGCCGACGGTTACAACCATTCGAGCGTGTAACTCGTTCGGTGTGTATCTGTGCCGGGTCATGGTGTGATGCCGCAACGATCAGGTACGTTGCAGTTGTTTAGCGTCATGTTTTTGACGCGCGATTTAACTGTCAGCGTGTTGTCGCGTGTCGTTTCGCAAGCGGTCAACATAAGTACTAACGCAAACAACCTGTATCGCATTGCATTATTGCTCGTCGTCAGGCTCGATTGTTGGTGGCGGTACAAATTCGTCGTTATCTGCGTCGTAACTATCACCTATGCCGGGATAAATCGCTCGAATGTTGCCGTGATAACTGCAACGTTTAACATACAAATTTGGGTTGTTTAACTGTGCCGTGTAAAACGCTTCCCACGCTTCACTTGAACCACCAACTTTTGTGCCGTCTGTATCGGTTTGTGTAACTGTTTCATCAACACCTGTTATCACTTGAATAACTATGTTGCGTTCGTCAATAATTGCGTAATGTGCCATGATCTATGCCCAACTTACTGTGCCACTACCAGCCGTCAATGAAACGACTGTGTAACTTCCGTCTGTTGCCGATGATGATGTTAAACCTGCGCCAACTGTGATCGTTGCTGCAGTTGTTAAGTATCGAAGTACAACTAGACCGCTTCCACCTGTTGTGCTGAATAGTGCGCCACCTGAACCGCCGCCACCGCCACCACGATTTGCTGTCCCGTTCGTGCCTATGCCACCGACGCCACCTGCGCCACCACCGCCTGCACCGCCGCTACCTGCGGAAGTATTGTCTGCGCCGCCACCACCGCCACCGCCATAAGTAACTGATGAACCTGTAATGCTTGACGCTACGCCTGCACCGCCATTTGGTGCGCCACTACCACCCGTAGCACCAACTGCACCTGCACCACCACCACCGCCGCCACGATATGGGTTCACATTTCCAGCAGCGTCACCGCCTGCATAACCTTGGTTAGTTGTGCCGCTTGCACCCACACCACTTGAGTTACCGCCGCCGCCACCGCTGCCACCCGTATCACCATCTTTGCTTAATGGTCCATTTGAGGCGTTTCCACCTCTGCCACCACCTTGAGCAGTTATAACAAAAGTGCTGGTATTCCCGTTGCTATGTTTTGCGCCGCCCGCACCAACAACGACAGAATAATTAATATTTTTTGCAATCGTTAAAGCACTTTCAAGACTGCCGCCGCCACCTGTCGCCGTAACTGTGCAACGCATACCGCCGCCACCACCACCACCGCTGCCGTTGCTGTTCCCAATACCGCCGCCGCCGCCAGCGCCTAAAACTAAATAATCAACAGTAAAAGTGGAAGCACCACCGCTAAAAAAAATAGCAGCGCCGGCACTTGTAAAGTAAAGCGTGCCGCCCCCCCATTGCGCCAATGCCAAACTGCCTGCCGTTGTAACTGTTGCCGTGCCTGCCGTAATTGTGCAAGTACCTGCACCAATGTTTTGAATAAACAAAGTGTCGCCCGCGCTAAACAAACTTGTATTAACCGTGATCGTTGTTGCCGTTGCTTTGTTCATCACAACTCGAGTGCCTTTGTCCGCTGCAACAAGCGTGTAACTATCGGTCTTAGTGCTTACGGTCCAGTTGTAATCGTTGGCCTGCAAACTATCCATTTGCGCGGCCGTCAAAATTTGACCTGCTGTGAAATCTTGTATCGCCATACTGCCTACTTTATCCGAGCGCGTTGTCTGCCGTCAGGATACCGTACGTCGGGTCGTCAAGTATGAACTCGTAGACGACCGTAGTTGGCGACGTGTAATAAGTAACAATATGCCCGTTATTTACGTTGATTGAGTGTTCTATGCCCTCGACGCTTAATTCTTGGGCTAATGACGCCGGGTTTGTGCCGGGCGCAAACGATTTTTCAATAGTGATCGTGTCACCTATGTCGATCACGGCTACCGTGTCGCGTTCGGCGCTGCTCATCATTGCAAACGCCGTGTTAAGCGACGTAAATCTAGGCTCGGGTTCAGGATCAAGCAAATAAGTGGCTAGTACTAATGCGGCCGCGTCGCTGTGCAACAAACTGTCGGTAATGCTCTTGGTTTGTATAAAATACAGCGCTTGGCTACCTGCGTCGTCGGCAACTTGCGCCGTCGTATTGCCGAGTATTTGTACGACCGCTCGATTGGTTACACCGTCTGCTTCAAATGTTATGCCTAGCCCGTTGTACGGTATGTCAGCGCCCAGTTCACTAAAGTCGGCTACCGACGGGTCAAGCGTTATGCCTACACGCGGCTGAAATGTTAGATCGCCGTCACGGGATATAAACAATCTGCCTTGCTCGGCTTCGTTAATTTGTGAGCAATAACCCAGCGCGTTAGTTGATTGCGGAATAGTGAACGCCGAACTACCGCCAAGCGTTTGTGTGCCTGTCGAAATGTTGCGTGTTGCTGCTGGATAGTCAACTTCGGGTCGGTTAAGAATTGCCGTCAGTCGAGCGCTAGACAACTGCTCAACTGGGTTAAACCCGTCAATGTATGTTTGTGCCAATAAATAAAAATCGTCTGCACAATAAACCGTCACCGTATCCAAACCGCCAAGCGCGAAGTTGTAATCAAAATTAACAATTACGCCCTTAAACAAATATTCTTTGACGTTGGTTGCGCTGTATCGAGATAACCGCACTCGACGCATAGGCGCTAAACCCGGTTTAGCCTCGGCCGTGTCGTAGTACGGGCTGTTCTCATCAAACGGCATAAAAATACCGTCAGTATCAAGCATGGTAAATGTCATTGTGCCAGCACTAAATTGGTCGCCCTGATCGCGTCGGCCGCGCCTGACGTTTACTTGGTTTACGCCGTCAAGCACACTTGCAAACTCGGTTGTACCGTCAAGCACAAATGTCGTGTTGTCGAGTACACCTGCGGTTGCATCATCAAGCAAAAATGCGTCTTGAACAAACCCCGTGTCAATCTCAAGGTCATAGTTGCCACTAGCGACAACTGCTACGCCTGCCATTAGTCCGCAATCATTAAATCAAGTGGGCCGTTAGTGCGCTGGTAAGCAAGCAAACTGTTTAACACGCTTTGCCCGATCTCGGCGCTAGTCGACATACCGCCCGTGACGTTGATTGTTACGGGCGACGCGCCACGCGCTGCGATACGTTCAGCCATACCAAACTCGGTCAACGCGCCTTGAATAGTTACTAGGTCGCCGCCGCCACCAACACCGCCACCGCCACCACCACCGGTCGAGCCACCGCCGCCGCCACCGCCACCGCCAACGATCGGCGACACCAAACCCGGCATCGTTGCGCCTGCTTCTCGAGCCATACGGTCGGCCGTGCGCGTCTCAGCGCCACTACTTGTACTACTGCCACCGCCACCAATACTGCCTAAATTTATTGTCGGCAAACTAGGTATATCGGTAAACGGGTTAATCAAATTCATGCCACGAATAATCAAGTTAATTGCACCAATAAACGAATTAGCAAACACCTCAAAACCTGCAATTAAACCGTTAAGCACAATGTTGACAATGTTGCGAAACGTCTCGAATTTTGTGTACGCAATCGTTAAACCAGTTACCAGCGCCGCGATACCGACCGCAATTAAACCAAAAGGGTTTAACGCCATAGCGATATTTACTGCGACGATCGCGGCTGCGACTGCCGATATAGCGCCCGCAATAATCATGAACGCTTTAGGGTTGCGTTGCGCCCAGTCAGCCATTGCCTGCAAATACGGCAATACTTTT